AATTAAATATAAAGTTAGTTCGTAATCTGGGTGAGAAAGAAGGTGCAGAAGGACTTTGCATCTGGGATGAATGGGAAACTGCGAGGACTCCTAGAGGTTATTCGATTGATTTGGATTCTGCTGTTAGTTTGAGAAACTTACTTATCAACCTTGCCCATGAGATGGTTCATGTGAAACAGTGGGCAAAAGGTGAGATGTATGAGTATTCAAGAACCCCTAGTTTAGTAAGATTCAAGAAAAGTGTTTATGATATGAATGACATAGATTACTATGACTATCCTTGGGAGATCGAAGCGTTTGGTCGCCAGGAAGGACTTTTCTTACGAATGTGTGAAGAAGATAATTTAACTGAAACTATAGAGGTAATGGAATAATGGACGAAAAGACTAGAATTTCTTTAACTGTTGATGCAATTTTTGTTCTGTCTTTATTTGGGGCTGGGTGGTTTTGTATGGTAGTATTTTAATGTCACCGATAGAATGGATACTTGTCGGGTTGGTACTCGGCTTCATAATATTTTAATGACTCCAGCTGATTTAATAATAGCAGGGATGTTATTGTTCACTCCTGCTCATGCTGCACAACCACATGACGGTTCAGTAGAATGTCTTGCACTCAACATGTATCATGAGGCTAGAGGTCAAGGGACTGCTGGTCTGCTTGGTGTAACTGCTGTTGTATTCAATCGTATGAAGGATAAACGATTCCCCACCACAATATGTGAGGTCATCGAACAAGGCCCAACTAGAGAAAGTTGGAAGAAGAACGGTGAATTTTATCCTATCAGACATAGATGCCAATTCTCTTGGTATTGTGACGGCAAGAGTGATATACCTAAAGAGATAGATGTATATAGTAAATTTATAAAAATTGCTCAAGCAATGATTGATAAGAATATTCCTTTTATAGATATCACTGATGGGGCTTTATTTTATCATGCAGACTATGTGACGCCAGGCTGGGCAAAGACAAAAAAACGGACTACCAGAATTGGTAATCATATTTTTTATCGTTGGGATATTGGGACAAAATTTTAAAGAGGTCTTGACAATTTTACTTAGAGCAGGTATAATTACATTATGAATATATTTTATTTAGATCGTGACCCTGAGATTGCAGCTCAGATGATGTGTGATAAACACGTTGTTAAAATGATACTAGAATCTGCACAAATGTTATCTACAGCACATCGTGTTTTAGATGGTGATGGTTATGCAAACAAATTTGGTTTGTACAAGGCTACTCATAAAAACCATCCTAGTGCCATTTGGGCTCGAACATGTTGGAAACAATATCAATGGTTGTATCAGCATATGTGTTATCTTATGGAAGAATACACATATCGTTATGGTAAACATCATAAAACAGAACGGTTGTGGAATCCGTTAGGCGTCAAACCACAAAATCTTAAAATATTACCTTTTACTGATCCACCACAATGTATGCCGGAAATATGTAAAGCTGATGATACTGTGTCTGCATATCAAACTTACTATATATTAGAGAAGTCAGGTTTTGCGACATGGAAAAAAAGAGTAATGCCGGAGTGGTTTGGTGCAAGATAGAGAACCTTATTGGAACTATATGGGAAGACGATTACGAGAGGTTAATATGACAGATTTGATAAATCCTTCTGAATATGCAGAACTTAATAGATTGACATTTGATACTATATCAGAAAAAATATTAACAATGAGATTGGTTCATATGAAAAGACAACTTTTAGAATTGGAAAATGATCTTCATAGATATATCAACGAAAAAAAAAATGATTTGAAACAATTTGAAATGAATATATAATGCCGACATACACATTTTATGATGAATCTTCTGGAATAGAATGGGATGAGTCTTTATCTATTGCACAAAAAGAAAAGTTCCTAAAGAAAAATACCCAAATCAGACAAGTTTTTAAACCTATAGCACTTACAGGTGATCATCTTATGGGCGTTGGCCCAAAGACAGATGGTGGGTTTAATGAAAATATGTCTAGAATAGCAGCTGCTCATCCTAACTCACCTCTTGCAGATAAGTATGGAAGTGGTAAAACCAATGCACAAATTAAGGCAGAAAATATTGTTAAAAAATATAAATAGAATAGGTACATGCGAGAAATCAAACTTCAGCACAGATGCACTGCATCCAAGGAAGCTGGGAAGTCCCTCCGCATTTGTACCAGAGAGCCGGCCGGCCGGCTCTCACTTTATAAAATTCGTATGTGATTCATATGAAAGAACTGAGGAACTTGAATGGCCAGTAAGAAGAATAAAGAAATTAATGCGAGTAGCTTAGTCGCTATTAAACATATCACTGACAATCAAAAGATTGTCTTTGATACATGGAAAAAAGGTAAATGCCAGTTTCTTTTTGGAGCAGCTGGTACAGGTAAAACCTTCATTTCATTATATCTGGCATTAAAGGATGTAATGGATTTGAAGAAACCTTTTAACAAGGTGGTATTAGTGAGATCACTTATTCCTACCAGAGAGATCGGTTTTTTGCCTGGAGATGAGGAAGATAAGGCTGCATTGTATCAAGTGCCATATATGAACATGGTTCAATTCATGTTTCAGATGCCAAATGAACAACAGTTTAATACTCTGTATGATCGACTAAAAGGACAAGGGAGCTTGTTTTTCTTGTCTACATCGTTTCTAAGGGGGTTGACATTTGACAATTCAATCATTATAGTAGATGAATGTCAAAACCTTAATTTTCATGAATTGGACACTATTATTACGAGGATAGGGCAAGATTCCAAGATAGTTTTTTGTGGAGATTTTGATCAAACAGATTTGGTTAGACAAAACGAGAGAAATGGACTTCATGATTTTCTTAGAATTTTAGGTGAGATGGAAGAATTTAATTGCTTAGAATTTACTATTGGTGACATAGTACGTTCTGGTTTTGTACGTAGTTATATTATCAATAAAATGAAACTAGGTATTGGAGTAGAATAATGGATATGTATCAACTAAGAGAAGAGTTAGCAAATGATGAAGGTTGTAAGTACGAAGTATATTTGGATCATCTTGGTTATCCTACCTTTGGTATCGGTCATCTTATTACTGATGATGATCCTGAGTGTGGAGCCTCCGTTGGTACAGAAGTCAGTAGTGATCGAGTTCAAGAAGCCTTCGATTCCGATATCGAATCAGTTGTGTCAGACTGCGAGCGATTATATGTCCAGTTTGAACATTTGCCCGAAGAAGTCAAATTAATCGTGGCGAATATGATGTTCAATATGGGCTATACTCGATTGAGTAAATTCAAAGGAATGAAACGTGGTGTGGACGCAAGAAATTGGGAAGCAGCCGCAGATGAAATGGTCGATAGCCAATGGTACAATCAAGTAACCAATAGAGCAGATCGATTAGTAGTGAGAATGAGAAGTGTATGACAAAAGTAGAATTTAATCATGTACCAGTGAGTTTACCACCACTCCAAACAAGGTCAATAGATAAAAAAAGATTTTATATAACTCCAGAGGGGGCAGAGTATCCATCTATTACGACAGTGCTTTCTTCTCGTAATAAAGCAGGCCTGCATGAATGGCGTAAGAGAGTTGGTGATGAAGTTGCCAATTATGTTTCTGGAAAGGCAGCTTCTAGAGGGACTAAGGTTCACCATATGTGTGAGGATTACCTCAATAATATGGCTATCAAATTTCCTTCAAAATGGGCAAAACATAAAAAGGATTTTTTCCCTTATTGTTTGTTTACCCAGTTACAAGAAAAGGTGTTGCAAAATATAGATGATATCTATGCACAAGAGGCAGGACTTTATAGTGATAAATATAAGGTGGCAGGTAGAGTTGATTGTGTGTCAGAGTACAATGGTGTGCCGTCAGTTATAGATTTTAAAACATCAACTAAAGAACGTAAGGACGATTGGAACGAAAACTATTACATTCAAGGCTCTGCGTATGCAGAGATGTTTCAAGAAAGAACAGGTATTGTAATCGATCAAGTGGTGATCCTTGTTGTTACCGAAGATGGAACAGTCCAAGAATTTGTAAAATGTAAACATGACTATCTAGATGCGTTAACAGAAACCGTTACGGAATGGAGAAACCAAAATGAAACACCTAACAATAGCGTTGGCGGTGTTTCTGTTGATGGGATGTCAAACAACTAATACAGTACCACCCAAAGACACATCGCCCAAAGTAGAACCTAAAGTAGAAAAGACAGAACATCAGAAACAAAGGCCTAATATACCTACAGTTATTAGTACAATGAAACCTCTTATGTGTGGTGATCCTAAAACAACATTGGAAGCAGTTACAAATATTGCAAAAGAAAGACCTCTTGCAATGTGGAAAGATACCCAAACTGGCTATAATGTGATTGTGTTATATAACAAAGAAACTCGGCAGTCTACAGTTTTAGAATATATTCCTGGCCCATATGTATGTTTTCTTTCAATAGGGAAAGACGTTCATGTAGAGGGGGTAGAATTTCCTCCCAAGAAATCTGGAATTTCTGCTCAAAGAGGGTTGACAAAACCTCTTAAACATGGTATAAATATAGTACAATTCGATGATGCGGATTGAAAAACGTACAGGACGAGGGTGCAATTCCCTCCGCCTCCACCAAAAGGAGATTATAGTGGAAAAAGAACTACAGGGGCATGACAATGAAGAGCCCCCTAGTCCAAGAGGTTAGCAAGTGGATGATAAGAGCATATATGGTATGGTCTATTTGTGCAGATGTATTTCTCCTCAGTGGTGTAGTTTACCTAGTCTTTTTTTGAGGGGGGCGAATTAGGATCGACTGGCGTGTAATAGAAATGTGGAGAATTGTCGGATGACTCCGTTATTGGTCAAACACGTAAACGCAAACGATAATGTTGCGGTAGACAATGTAGTTTATGCGAATTTCGGTTCGCAGAAGGCTCTTGTCTCATATGAGAATTTTGCACTAGCTGCATAATCGCTCGGGGTTTGGGAGACACCTGGCAACAGAAGTCTCCCATCGGTTTTTAGGGAACGAACTAAGATATTGTTCCGCCCCTAGAAGGGAGAGTGACACCTAGAGGATTCCGAGCTCGGATCGCCTCGGGTTACAAGTTCACGTTGGGAACAGGTCGGCCGAAGAACATGCCTCTTCCCTGTTATCCCTTTGTTATCGGGTGATGCCGTAATACATCCGAGTGGAGTCCACGGTTAACTCCACAATTTATAAAGGATTATCATGGGATTAAATACGCCAAAAACATTTACTCTAAAAATAGAAAATATCGTTAAAGAAAAAAGCATAACACATATGGAAGCAGTTCTATGGTATTGTGAAAAAGAAGGACTAGAACCTGATGGTTTGGGTTCTCTTATCTCTAAAGGACTCAAAGAAAAGATCGAAGCTAATGCAAGAGAACTGAACTTTCTACCAAGACAGGCACAGTTACCAGTATGATTTATGAATTGAAAGTTCCAAACGGAACATATAAAGCTGACAATCTGTTTATATTATTTTTTGTAGTATTTCGTCATAGACTAAAGCATCTAATTAAAGATGGCAAATTTATGGATTAGGAAAAAAATATGTTTGCAGGATTTTTAATTCTAATAGCAGTACTTTTTATGACAGATCATAAAGAATTTTTTGATAAAGTTGCGATAGATAGAGCAAAGGGTGCAGAGTGGCATTACGTTGGTAAGTCTGCTCTTGATCCAACAGCTAAAGCACTTCCATTGCAATGTTTTACACATGAGGAAGGCAAGGCGGCAGTACCTTGCGGTGAACCCTATATTTATTATAAATTGAAGATGCCTAAGAATGGAACCGATTGATATATACCTGATGTATTGTGCTATGAAAGCACATTTCAGTAAAGGTAATTATGACTTCATTAAATATGATGGAAAGACAAAAGTTTCAAGGGATTCCTTTTGGAAACGGAAGGATAGGCATTTCTTTGTCAAACTGTCTAAAAAGTATGACAATCCTAAAGACTATTTCGTAGCAAATTTCATAAACGATACAAAAGGATATGTTGCTAATTTTAGTGATGAGAATTATGATTCTTGGAAATTAAGAAGACAAGGATTCTTTGATATGTTTGCTGTAGAGATGTATCCCTTTATAAACAAATTTAATCCCATATTTGAAGTGGATGGTCACAACCATCCTATCTTGTTAAAAGAATATCTTGGAAAAAGGATATCCTTGGAGACAATGATTATTTTGGATATGTTAGTTGAATATTCTGATAAGTGGGATGAGAAATTAAAAGATGATGTCGTCTGGCCTGATTTAAGAAAATTAATGAAAGATTATAAAAGGTTCTTGACAATTGATGCAAACAAGTATAAAATGAAGCTATTAAATCTTATAGAGGAGTCGTCGCATGACTGAAGTAGAATTGGTTAAACAGGTTAAGGATTTACAATTTACCCTTGCTGAAATGACTGTCGAGAATGAACAATTGAAAGCTCGAGTTAAGAAACTTGCAACACGGCAACCCCAATGGCCGAAAGGTTATCAACCAATCAATAAAA